GCATCTTGGGATTGTTATATGTGGATTCCCCCGGGCGATTGCAATGCTCTTTATTGGGCAACTGCACCGAGCCCGGCGGATTTTACCACGTCTAACCCTCCGGATGGGGCGGAGGTGGGAGTGATTCGTTTGCAGACTCAGGGGATTTATTCTTCGGACACCCGAGCGTACGAAATTCAGTTCGGTGGCAATTCAGTTCAAGCTTTGACCAACTTGCCGGGGATACGCCCGGCAGGATTTCGTCATCAGTTTAAGTCTGTCACCATCGAGCAGATCGCATCCGCTGTGTCTGATCAAGGTCAGGTTTACGCGGGGCAATTCTCGCCGCTGTTGCGCAACGCGGGGCTGTGTATCGCTACCGGGTACGATTCTGGGATTAATATCCCCGACTCGAACCCCCCGGCGAACTACGCTCTGTTGGGTGCGAACTATACGGCGATCCTGCCTGCAGATGAAACGTCTCTTTCGCGTATGAACCCAGATTTTTACCAGTGCCCGTCGCGCGAGGGGGTGTACATGCCGCTCCGGCTCAGTGGACCGTCGCAACCGTTCGCTAGATCGGTTACAGGCGCCGCTGTCCACCAAGTTGGGAGTGCTGCTGGGTACCTTTCGCAGTGCGGCGTAGAGAGCCCTGTTGGGGCTTTCTTTACGCCGACCACTGGCGAGCTCGAAGCCACACCTACGGTTTTGCCGTGGGTGTTCCAGTTCTCAACGAATACGATGAATACGATTCCGGGCAACAATCCTGTTGGCCTCCCCGGCCGCCTCCAGCTCGATTCGGGCTATGACCATATGAATGCTGGTGTGGTCATTTTCCGCGGGCTAGGAGGCACTGGTGGGGGCGGGTTTGGAGCCTCGTTGCAAGTCAAAGTCATCGCGGGACTAGAAATAGCCCCCACGCCGAGTCAGGGTGATGCGGTCTTCGCTGAGAAGCCCGCTCCGTTTGAGCCGCGAGCGATGGAAGCTTATTATAAGCTCTGTCTCGAACTCAAAGGGGTTTATCCTGCCCGGTTCAATTCGTTTGAGGACATTTTGGACGCGATCGGCGACGCTGCTAAGAAAGTGTGGAATAACGTTGAGCCGACTGTCGTTGGTGGCCTGTCCAGTCTAGCGAATGCTGGACTGGGCATGCTAGGTAACGTCGTTGGTCGTCGTATGGCCATGCTTGGCGCGCCCGCGGGCCCTCGAGTGAGCTACCGTGCGCCTTCGGCCGCGAGGTCGATGTCCACGGTGCGTAGTGTCCGTGCAGTCAAGGCGAAACCCAAGGCGCGCGTGAAGGCGCGGTGATT